GGTGCATAAAATTGTATGTCCGCATGAGTTATCTGTTTAACATCGTTCGGAAATATTCCGTCTGTTGTTGCTTTTATCTCTACTTTAATTAAATAGTCTGTATTCATGTCCCTATTCTCCTCGCTCTCGCTAGTTTGTTATTATGTTCTTTAACCATAGTTATATCTGGTTGTATATCTTCTAAGATTATCTTTTTAACCTCGCTAATTGTTAGGCCGTTTAGATCTTTAGTTATTATCTGGATATCCCTTAATTTAGGAATCCATGTTTTATGGTGTTGTTTGTCCTGGCAGTCTAAGTTATAACACCAGTCAATGATTAAGCCGTTAATGTTTATTGAAAATATCATTTTCTTTTATCGCTATCGTTAATTATTAAAGCTGTTGCGTATAAACAGAACGCTATAAAAATTAATATTGGTAATAGTTGTATGTCCATTAGTCCCCCTTATATTCGTTAAATGCAATTCTTTGCTTTACTGCTGAAAAATTAAAATTACCTTGACCTGTTGTATTTGCAACATCTTCAAGTTTCTTTAGTTCGTCTACAAAATCCCATAACTCTTCAACAGTCAACTTATTAACCTTATATGCTAATTTTAATGCTTCTGTTTTATGTATTAATATTGTCATTAGTCTTGATCCTCTTTTTCCTCTTCATCAGTCCAATCTAATTCTTCATGGTATGTATCAGAGGAAACTTCTTCTTCTTGCCCTTCTCCATCATGGAATTTATCCCATGCCTCATCTTCTGATTTGGCTTTTACTGTTACTTCATGCGTAACATAAGATTTAGTTATGAAAGTATATGTATTCATTATTTCCCCCTTTTGGTTATTAGTTTATATAGTTCTAAGTCTTTTTTACTCAACATCTTTTCAATGCGTTCCCAATCTTTAGGACTTCCTACGACTGGTAAACCTGGGTATTTTCTTTTAAGTTTCTTTAACGCGTTTTGATCTTGCTGTGTCATTGTGTCACCCATAATTGCTGTAGTTTTTCATTTGCCCTTTGCATAGATGCAAGAGGTATCAATGCACCAATTAGCAAACTATATTCTTTATCTTCTAAACAAGATGTAAACCATGTTTCATTTAAAGACTCATATTGCTCTATTGCTTCGCTTAGTTCGTTTATGACTTCGTTAAGTTTTTCTTTTTCGTTTATGTTCATTGTGTAACCGCCTCTAAATCTTCAACAGTCATATCTTCACAAAGATATTCTAAGGGCTTCAATCTGCCTTTAAAATAAAATTCTTTGATAGTTCCGTCCTTGTTTTCTAATATATTCCCCTCATCGTCAGATAAATGAAATGTAATATTAGAAACACTTACATATTGATAATCTTTTACTTCATTCATTATTTACCCCTTATTAGTTTTAATTTATGCCCTTGATTAGTTAGGCGGTTATATTTGTCTTGCATGGTTACAAGACAAGAACCCCTAAAGGCTATAAAGCCTTTAAGCGTTCCATTGTTTATTATTAGTTTATATTTCATTTACTGCCCCTTATCCGTTTATCACTGGGGCAATAATTCCATAACCGCCCATGTCACGCCAAATATCTAATTTATTATCCCTAATATAATCATCTTCTATTTTTAGTGAATAGCCTCTTGGGTCTCTGTTCCAAAAAACATTTTTATTATGTGCAACATTTAATATCTTAAATAGTTTATTTAATATATATTCTTCTTCAGCTTCAACCCATGCTTCTTCATAGTATTCGCAAAACTGTTCCGCCTTATCATGTGCATATTCTTCTAACTCTAATAATAGATCATAGTCATAAGAGTCTATATCTGTATTAAATATATTATTAATATTATTTATATGCTCTTTAGTCCATTTTTTTGCTAATTCTTTTCTACTAATATTCATAGTTTTTCTCCGTATCGCTTCGCATTATTGCTAGGCTTCTACCACGAAAAGCCACAAAAAGTGGCTTGGGTGGTTGGGGGTTGGTTAAATCATATCGTATGACCATATCTAATATATGAATCATTAGTTAAGATATTATTTTCCTCTAACAACTCTTTTAAATCATTAATATCAATTTTAAACATTTTTCTAGCGCGGTTAATTGGATAACCGCAATATCTAATTTTGTGCATTGCAACTTCATCACCGCTTTTGTTTTCTATATATCCATAAATAGTAAATGATCCGTCTGTATGTTTTTCAACACCGCCAGATAAGTAAGATGTTAAACTTTTATTACTCATAGTTTTTTTCTCCGTAGTAACTAGATTTAATTACCTAGTTATTATTAATATACTCTATCATACGCATATGTCAACACTTTAACGCATAAAAATATAATTAATTTAATTAATACTATTCAAAACAAGATAAAAAAAGCATAAACATACTATAATTAAACGGATTATGGGTAAAATGCCAAGCGGAAAGCCAGGACGCAAAAAGATTATTATTGATGCTGAACAAGTAGAGATGTTAGCATCTCAAGGCTTGGGAATCATGGATATATGCAGGACACTTGGTATTGGATGGGATACTTTCAACAAGAACAGAAAAAGAAAAAAGGAAATCTCGGACGCATTAGAGAAAGGAAAAGCAAAAGGAATGAAAGTAGCAACATTCAAATTAATGGAACAAATACACGATGGCAACTTTCAAGCAATACAATTTTATTTAAAGAATAGATCACCAGATGAATGGAGCGACCGCCAAGAAGTAAAACATACGCTCAACCTTAAAGATGCACTCACGCACGCAAGCAATAGAATAATCCAAGGCGAAACAATAGAACATGAAACTCTTAATCTAAAAGATGCTAAAGACTAACGCTAGAACGCGTTCACGCGTACGCGCATTCATGCACGATAGAATAAAAGGTTGTGCGTTCTTGCATGGACTCACGCGTTCATGCGTTCATGCATGGTGTAACAGCAACGCATACAGCGATAGTAGGCACTTACTTACATAATGTTAGTTAGTACTCACTATCATTTAGACCCCCCCTTTGCGTATGCGTGGGTGGTATGTATATATATACATTGTGGAATAATTTTTTGTAGGTAATTTTAATGAAATATAAACCAGAAGAAGAAAAACTATTAATGACTGAGCTTTGGTCACCAGTAATCAAAGACAATCCATTAAACTTCGTCAAATTCGCCTTCCCATGGGGAATGAAGGACACCCCCCTCGAAGACTTTAAAGGACCAAGGAAGTGGCAGGAAAAAATTTTGAGAGAAATGACAATACACATTCAACGTAATGGTGTTAAAGATTTACCAGAGATGTTTAGAATGGCAGTTGCTTCAGGTCGTGGTATTGGTAAATCAGCTTTGGTTGCTTGGATTATTCTTTGGATGTTATCAACAAGGTTAGGATCAACAATAATTGTTACTGCTAACACCGAACAACAGTTAAGAAGTAGAACATGGGCAGAGCTAGGTAAATGGCTCACGCTATCTATTAATTCTCATTGGTGGTCAAAGACCGCTACAACCATAAAACCAGCACCATGGTTTGATGAGGCTTTAGAGCGAGACTTAAAAATAGATACTGGTTATTATTATGCCCAAGCACAGTTATGGAGTGAGGAAAACCCAGATGCGTTTGCAGGTATCCATTCATCTTACGGCGTATGCTTGATTATGGATGAAGCATCAGGTATTCCTTCTCCTATTTATTCAGTCAGTGAGGGTTTCTTCTCCGAACCCACGCCTAACAGATTTTGGTTTACTTTTTCCAACCCACGCAGGAATCAAGGACCTTTCTACGATTCCTTCCATAGCGCAAAACCATTCTGGAAGAACGAGCAGATCGACTCACGCACGGTTGAAGGCACGGACAAGGAACTCTTCAACAAGATGATTGAGCAGTACGGCGAAGATTCTACCGTTGCGCGCGTGGAGGTGATGGGCGAGTTCCCATCCGCGGATGATGATACTGTTATACCAATGGAACTAATTAAAAGCGCAGTCGATAGAGATGTCTCCCTCGCCGCAAGCGAGCCTATCGTTTGGGGTGTTGATGTTGCTAGGTTTGGTGGAGATAGTTCAGCCCTATGCGTGCGTCAAGGAAACCATGTGATTGAAATACAATCATTTGCTTCTATGGATTTGATGCAGTTTTGTGGCGTGATAAAAAATCGTTATGACGACTGCACCGCAATCGAGCGACCACAAGAAATATTGGTTGATGTAATTGGTTTAGGCGCTGGTGTAGTCGATAGACTCGCCGAGCAAAACTTACCTGTGCGTGGCGTAAATGTTGCCGAAGCACCTGCTACGAAAAAAAATTATTTAAACTTGCGTGCGGAGTTGTGGTTTGCTATTAAGGATTGGTTAGCGCATAGAGATTGTAGATTACCAGATGATAGTGAGTTAGAAGCTGAATTAGCTTCCCCCTTATATAAATATACTTCTAGTGGTAAAATAAAAATAGAAAGTAAAGACGAGATGCGCAAAAGAGGTATTAAGTCTCCAGATAAAGCAGATGCGCTTGCATTAACAATGGCAAGTTCAGCTGCAAGTTTTAGTGGAAGTGGTAGTCAATTCGGCTATAATTTCAGACAACCTCTTAAATCAAGAATAATTAGAGTAGGATAA